ACACAAAGACCGCCCTTAATTGAATAATCTGTCATTAATTAATATTCTCTATTTACACAATTGGTACAATTCTCCATGTGGTCTTTGTGTTTTTTGTACCTCACCTCAACTTTGATCTCTCATGTTATTTCAACCTATCATATTATCTGATACAAATTCTCCCTCATTTAGACCAAAATCATCAACTTCAATGGATCTTAGTGGCCTTTGCAGACAAGTGAACAAATCTTCCGAGATCTTTAAGTCTTTAGACTTGCATCTGGACTGTTCTAATAACCTCCTCACTTCTTTCCTTCCCATACTAGAGATGCAATAGTCAATGTAGTCATCAAGCAAAGGGTGGCTGATGGTTGAAAGATCAGACAGCTCCTTAAAATGTGCTGGACCAAAAAGATCTATGTCTGAGAAATCAAAATCTTCCTGTTCATATCCTCCTCTTAAATCTTCCTCCATCGTCTTCACGACAGACTTAAAATCTGAATCTCTTATGTCTGTGATCACTATGTCAATCAGGTCATCTATGTCAACATGACATCTGCTATCCCCCAGTGCTGGAATAGGCGAGAATATAGTCCCAACTCTGGTCCTTAAAGATGACTCACAGCACAATTTCAGTATTTCTGCCAGCCTAGTGGGGTCCAGATGTTCAACATACAAGTTGCCTCTGACTACATCTAAGACTCTGTGGACAATAAAATGTGGGATGGAAGCACAGGATGCCCATGACTTGCTAGGTTCTCGTGGAAATAAGGCAAGCATTGAGTCCTTCATCTCACTAGAAATCCTTAAACATGCGCTACTGAGGTCATTGTCACCTGCAGTGTAGGATAGAATGTGAACATCTCTCCCACTTGAGTTTACATAAAGGTTGATAGTGGATTTCCTCACTTTCAGCTTAATCTCTTCATTATCCATTTCTCTAAAATCGACCATTCTCCTATTAGATAGGAATACAGGGGCCCCATATGGCTTATCCTCACTGAACATCTTAAAGTCAAACATCCAATATTTGCATCCTTTCCCTGAATTTTTTGAAAAATCCAAGTTGTTTTTTGCACCAATGTCCTCTGCCCACATTCTCACACTCTTAGATACCTGCCAAGGTTCTGCTCCATTTTCTAGAGTGATGGATGTTATCATTGGAGGATTTCCAACGGAGTTGTTCAGTTCAATCTGCACTTGTTTACCATCCATGACACCTCTCCACACTCCATGACCATAGTAATAAACGGAGTCTTCTATTTTCTTACTTTTCTGAGGGATGATGAATCCTCCTATTGTGCCAGCTCCAGCCTTCTCTATCTGCTCAGCTATATGGGTGTCTCCATACACATAATTTTGGAAAATGGCCAGTATATTAGACCTTGATTTTCCATCAGAATCTCGAATTCCCAGTGGGTCAGACAGATGCAGTATCTTATAGACTAGTTGTTCTTTTTTATTCTGATCATAGGGTCCTTGTAGTGCACAAAACATGAAGTGTTTCAGTATCTCTGCAGTGTTGGTTCTGCTTGTTCCTGACACATCTTCTATATCTTTCAGGAAGCCCAGCTTTGAGAAATTGTCTCGAATCACCATTGACAACTTACTAATTCCGGATCTCTTCTTTATTGGAGCTCCTGTGACACGGACTACCCTGGGTTTTTGATCCATTCTAGAAAAAAAGTTTCTTATTTGAACATGATTGGAGAGAGGAGAGTTGTTTAAAGTCTGCTCAGGGTTGTCCTCAAGCCAAGGTATTATAGTTGTCACCTTGTCCCATTCTTGGTCAAATGCTGTTTTACCAATTTTGCTTTTCTGTGTCCCAAACCACTTATCAGATATCAAATATTCAGCAGGAGTTCTTAAGTTTCTGTTTCCTTCAAACACTATGATCCTAGACTGTGTATTTTCTTTATTATGCTTTCTTCTTGTCAACTCAACATTTCCTCTGTTAAAAACTAAGCTATCTAGGGATTTCAGGTCCTCTACATTAGGAAATAAGAACAACATATCAGAATCACTAATCGAGTTCTGTAAAGTTTTCCCTTCTAGGGCATATAGTTTTTGTAGTAAGCTATACTTGCTGTCTTCAACAATAGAATATTCTTGCTTTCCAGAATCTTGAAAGATAGCAGCACTGAGGAAATACACAGATGAGGCTATGACTTTTGCCACTGCATTGCCAGTGGATAGAGAGGAAACCACTCCTGGGCTATGTACCTTTTCTGCTATTCTAAGAACAACTTCGTCTCCTGTTCTAGGTGCTCTATAAAGGACAGATGGATTATCATTAATTCTTTCAATCCAGTCCTCTGGAATGTTCAGTTTATCTCTTAACTTGTAAAACTTTTGTTTTGAACCCCACTTGAGTGCAGAACTCAGAACTATGGCACCCCCAGGACTTACAGAGCAGCTTTCAGTAACCAACCCCTGACTTTCATCTGACTCTAGTCTAACTTTTTTCATAAAATATGAGTAGAGCTTTTTCAGTGAGGTTGTTGATATCGCTTTATAAAGATTGAACCTAAACCCTCCTAAACCTGAACAATATGGATTATCAAGTAAAAAGAAGCCTAATCCTGGGTCCTTCCATTTTAGAATGGCTTTTTTGAACTGTTCAAACAAAGAACTTACTCCCATACCAATCAACATATAATGTAATGTACATTGGCTGTGTTGTATGCAGTTGGATAATGAGAAGGATCCTCCACCTTCTGATACAGAAGTCATCAGGTTGGAAGCTTCCTCTTGTCTAGCGACCAATGTCTCTACTTCGGGCAAGTTGCAACATGCTGCCACCCATCTTATGGTTGGCCTAACATGTTGAGAGTGGAAGAAAAATTCTGAGTTGTATTCCATCACAAAGTCTGTGTTTGATGTTGACTTCTCAGAGGGATATATTCCAAGATAAACACCAAGTCTTTTTTTCATTCTGAAACTAATGGAAGCTGCTATCTTACATTTAGTGAATTTCTCCTCATTATCACAAGGAAAACTTATCATCATGCTGCTGTCATCAGAACCCTGCATGACATCGCAGACTATCATTTGTGACATGTCTGGGCTTACCTTCATATTGAAGATCTTGAATGTCAGTGATCTCGTGAATTCTTGATAGATTGTGTGTAATAGTGATGATGTGTAATGCAATATTCCCTGCATCATGCCTGTCTTGGTCTTGAGGAATGTGCACCCAGCATCCATCCATGGCACTTTAACTTCTCCATGATATGCTCTAAAAATTGTGTCAGAGAATTCATCATCAACTTTAAGCTCATGGTGTCTACTAAGAATATCAATGTATCTCAGGTTCATCATCATGAACTTGTTTGTGAACATGCTGCACCCTCTTATTATGATAGGCCACCATTTTTGGTGTGTGAATTCGCATAGCATGAGAGCAAACTTTGTTACGAAGTGCCCCTGATTCCATTTTCTAGCATCATCTGAGGTTGAACAAGTCCAAACGGGGCCTCTGCAGTGTTTTCTTGCTCTGATCCCGTGGCTCTCAGGTATCTTCATCTTATTATTGGGATTACACAGAGTGTCGGAAGGGAAGAACCTACCTATAGATCGCGATATAGCTTCTATGATGGATTGCACTATCCTTTCTTCTGCTCCCAACACATAGATTTCTCTATCACCCCCATGTTGCTGCTTCTTGAATAAGCATATATGCATGTTTCCTCTCTTCTCTATCAACTTCATGCAATTATCAAAAACTTCAATGGCTAGTGTTTTACCTGACCCAGCAAATTTAGACATTTTGACTATTGCCTTTTCCCTATGGTATTCCTTTTTCGAGCAGTCATTGTAACAATACCAACTTTCATCAAAATTGCTACTAGCTTTTAGAGTCGCTAGCCTCTCTAAGGTTATTGAGGATATCTCGCGAGTTATTTGACTGTCTATCTGGCTCATAAAATTGTGGCCGTACACCTTTCTAAGTATGGTCTTGCTATGATCAGTGCATTTTTTTAGAAAAGATCTGCTGAACTCATGCATCTTGGGTTCATTAGGGTCACCTAGTCCTAGATATTCATCATTCTGAGGACACAAGTGTTCTAATTCTATGATCTTTTTGTAAAGCCTTGATAGTGCGGATGGCTCAGTTTCTTCTTCTTTATTCTTGAAATAGCCGTTGTAACAAATGCTTATTAGTGGTTGCACATCCTTAAGATCACTTCCTGTTATAGGGTTAAACAATCCAGTCCATGAAATTTGGCCTTGTTTCTTCTGCAATCTGAATGGATTTTGTGATATCTTCCTCATGGCATCTAAAACTCTATTAGTTAAGAACACTTGGAGTTCTGACCTCATAACTTTGGGTAGCTTCCCTAGCATTTTATGAGGCTTTGGCACCTCTGGGCTAGAGACAAACCCCTCCATCACTATATACCTCTGCATTGTTTGTATCTCTTCGGTGGTGGCCTTATCCTCAAGAAGAGTCAGAAGAGTTAATTTGAGCATGGATGAAGCTTCTTTTCCACTGCCACTTCTGTCAGTGCTCAATATGTCCACTGCTCTCCAAGGTTCAAACCCAAACAGCTCTGTCCAAAAGCAGGCAGCACTCTCTATCAAAGGAAAGCACTTACAGAGATTGGTCAGTTTACTCAGCTTATATGAAACAAAATCTGTTATGAACATATCTCCAGCATCTATATAGTGCTTGAACACTCCATCATTCCACAAGTCTCCTATATGATTGCTTTTGAGCAATCCAAAAGACACAAATATGTGACTAACTGAAGACGTCGGTTTTATCAATAAGTATAATGCTGAGTTCAGCAGCCTCTTTATGACAAATTGTCCTGGGCCCACATGCTGTTTCACTGAAGCAGATAATTCTGCTCCAATTAAGGACACCATTTGACACCATGACCCTAAATTACAAGCTACAAACTTGCGGTGATTCTCCAAAAACTCATTCTCACCTTTCATATTTATCAGCTCTGGCTGGTGAATCTTCTGAGCACACTGCCTAAGTTCATAATCTATAGAAAATGGATTGAAAGAATCATACTGCTCCTCAAAGAGATAAGGTTCATTGACCAATAAAAAATTCTGGAGGGCTGAAGTGTCATGATTTATGGAAAAAGGTTTTTTTGATCTCTCTCTAGCTGTCTCTACTTGAGAATTGGCTTTGTAAGTTTTGCCCTCTACTCCTAAGCAAGCAGCATATATTGTCTCTTCTGATTCCAGCCTCAATTTCACTCTATGGTATTTGCTTCTCTCATCACTCTTCTCGATAGACCCTTCTAGGGCTTTTTCAAATTCTAGGTTTGGGTCATCTTCAGACCTGCTAATCTCCCCTAGAGATGCACTGATCACCAGAGATCTCCAAATTTTACACATGGGGTGATCTCCCAGAATCACCACATTAGAGAGCTCTGACACTGACTTCCCAGGTGTGTGGTTGGTCATGACCCATGGTGGTATTTGAATTGTGGACTTTGACTCTTTTATATTTCTGAGGTTGTTATCCTCATTTGATAAGTATTCATCAATTTTGAGTTCACACTCTTGAAAGTTTAAACTTAATCTCTCATCCTGACGTAGACCCTCCTTATAAAATGCTCCTTGTATTAGACCCTTCTGAGATTCTTGTAATTCTCTTGAAATGATGGAGGATAGATATTCCTCATCTGCTGGCTCCTGCAAGAAATTCTCAAATACTTTTTCTTTAAAAAACGGGAATTGAGCTGTGGTTGTTTCCCAATCCATTTGTATTGAAGAAACAACTCCAAGAATCTCTCGTTCTTGTTTAGACAATTCTGATTCATCCCCGCTCAGCTCAGGGTAATACTTCTTAGCTTCTTCCATGATAGCCACAGCTAATCGAAATCTAAATACTAGCTCATTGACGTCCTCATCATTAAGAGCGAGGTTCGACCACACCCCCTGTGCATAAACAGAAATGACAAATAAACTAACCAGGCACCCTACAGCTCTGTTTTCACACGGAATGTGATATTTGGAAAATTTGTCTTTGCATGAGTTAAAAGAAGCTCTCTCACCCCCTCTGTTAGTTGTGAACTCAACAACAAAATATGCCCCTGCTGCAGTTTTGATGATCACATCAGGAGATAAGTGATCATATGTATCTTGCTTAACACCGAACATGCTGGAAAAGGTTGTATCTGTTTTATCACTTAAGTGTGAGAAAACTATATCATGTATCAGATTGGGAAGATTTTTATCTGGCACTTCTATAGTGGAAGACAATGACGATCCAATTGTTGAGTAATCAACTCCATTGTTCAAATCCAAGTCAATCTTCATAAAACCGTTGCACTTGGAAATATGGAAGAATGGGATCTCAACATCAACAATTGAGTCGTCATACTGAATAAGCTCAGGCTTGTTTAGGCCTTTCTGAACTGGGATTATTTGTTTTCTTAAGATTTCTTCCATTGTTTGGGCTTCTTTGTGTTTC